ATCGAGACGGTGCCCTTCGTGCCGGTGGTGAGCGACGGCGGGTCGATCGAGACGGTGCCTCGCTGGATGACCTTGCCGCGCAGGATGCGCTGGTAGCCGAGAGACGGCATCTTCCACTCCTCCTCTGCCTGAGGGGAGGGACGGGCCCGAAGGCCCGCCCCGCCCTACGTCAGGCGACCGCCGAAGCGACGTAGACGCCCATGTCGACCGCGACCTGCTTCATCGCGTACGCCATGCCGCCCTCGATGATGTCGGACTCGACGCGCTCGTCCCGCCAGCGCTTGATGCGCAGACCCTGGTCGTTGCCGGCGTAGCCCTTCCACGTGAACGTGTAGCCCGCGGTGGGCTGCATGAGCGACGGGGTCGGGTTGACGTAGCCGAACCAGCAGGTCTTGCCCACGCCGTCAGCGATGAAGGAGTAGGTCGCCGCGGCGTCCTGGTCCTCCGGGTCGTTGATCTGCGGGCCGGTGGCCTGGGTCGCGTACATCGTGAAGACCCGGTCGACGTCGAGCAGCGCAGCCAGCAGGTCGTCGGTGAGGACGCCGCGCTGGGTGAACTTGATGCGGTCGATGATGTCCGGGTGGTTCTTCAGCGCCTTGCGCACGCGCGGGCCGAGGACCAGCGTGTTGGCGTCGAAGCCGTTGAGCTCGCGGAAGTTGAGCTTCCAGTCCGCGAGGTCGCTCAGCGGGTCCGACGCGGCGTCGTTCCACTGGAGGAACTGGTTGGTCGACGGGCTCGCCGAGACGCCGGTGTAGGTGACGGCCCAGCCCGAGCTCGAGCTCAGGAAGGTCGTCACGAACTCGATCTCCCGGTAGAGCAGGAGCTGGTTCGTGACGAACTGCGTCGCCTCGGACTCGAGCTTGAAGTTCGAGTCCGCGTTGGCGCGGGTCTGGTCGTCGATCGGCTTCGACACGGCCGTGACCGCGGCGTAGTACGTGTCCGACATGGTCTTGTAGCCCGACCGTGCGGCCTCGGTACCCGGAGCGCGGCGCTGAGCGTCGGTGCGACGCCAGTCCGACTTCGTGTACTTGTGGTACAGGTCCGACTGCTTCTCGACCGGGACGATCGGGAAGACCTTGTCTGCGATGTAGTCCGTCTTCTTCGGGATGTACGCAACCGAGACGTTGGTGAGCGGCTGGTTGACGTGAAGATCGGACTGAACGGGGTTCGGCATCTCCTATCCCTCCCTCAGCCCTTGACCCGGAGAAGCATCGTCACCAGGTGGGTGGATGCTGCGACGGTGGACAGAGCGACTCCCACGACGAGCGCGGCGTCGGCCGGCAGCGTGGCGGTGACGACACGGCCGTTGGCGTCGCCCTTGAGGGCAGCACCGGCCGTGATGGCAGCGCCGGCCTCTGCGAGCGTGACGCCCGAGATACCGACGGTCGCCGCAGTGTTGAGGTACTGCGGCTTGTTCTGGAGGACACCGATGATGACCTCGTTGGCGGTGGTGTCCGAGACGCCGCACAATCCGACGCCGGTGACCTTCACCAGGCGGTACTGCTTGCCTCCGTGCGCCGCCGGCGAGCCGGGCTGGCCGCTCACACCGGTGTAGACGGCGACAGTCGCGTCCGCCTTCAGCGTGATGTTGCGGAGGGACTCCTCGTAAGCCATGTCTTCTCCCTCCTCAGACCTGCTGGCGCAGGAACTCGTCGTAGGCCTCGGGGTGCGCGAGGAAGTACGCCTCGGTCGCCTCGGCCTTGCTGACCGTCGTGCCGCTCTTCGAGACAGCCGCCTCGATCGCCGCGTCGACCTGCGCCATGGGGTCGGCGTTGTCGCCGCCGCCCACGAGGCCGATCTCGGCGAAGATCGTGGAGCCCGCCGTGGTGAGCGCCTTGTGGATCACCCGGCAGTCGCTGTCGCTCATGGTCTCGGCCATGCGCATCAGGACCGGGCCGAGCTCGCCGGGGTTCGCCGGGATGTTGTAGCCCTTGGCGACCTCGACGTACTCGCGCTCGAGGCGGATCGTCTGCTCCGACTTGGCGATGCGGCGGGTGTCGCTGAGCTCAGCCTCGAGCTCGGACACGCGACCGAACGCCTTGGAGACGATGTCGTCGCGCTCCACGTCGGTGAGGGCCTTCGAGAGCTCGGTGCGCAGCTCGTCGGCGAAGTTCTTGCCGACCAGCTCGAGGTCCTCCGCGAGATCCGCGGCGTCCTCCAGCTCGTCGTCGCTGTCCTCGTCCACGACCACCTCGAAGAGCTGGCCGTCGGCGTCGTACACCTGGTCACCGAGCTCGAGGGACTCCGGGTCTACCGGGTTCCCCTGCTCGTCGTAGATCTCGGGCACGTGGTCCTCCTCGGTAGCCCGCTTGGCGATGACGACCTTGGCGCCGGGTGCAGCAGGACGATCGACCAGGGAGATCTCGTCGATCTCCATGTCCATCAGCCTGTTCACGCGCCGTGTCATCTCGCCTCCTTCATCTCATCGTCAGGGATGACGCAACGGGCGTTTAGACGCGAACGTCGCGAGGAGTCGGGGACTTCGCGTCTAGTAGCGGTGCTCCCACCAGCCGTTGTAGGTCTTGCCACCCCGGCTGCGGTGCCGCTCGTTGGCGATGGCGGCCGCGCCGAGACCGGCCGCGGCGACCGCGGCGGTGGCAGCCGGGCGCTTCGTCAGAGCCCTGCCGGCGACCTTCAGCGGGCGCCTCGGGTCGCGGAGCTCCTTCACGGCGCCCCTCACCGCGGCGCGCTGCTTGGGCATCTCCCGGTCGGCGACCTCCACGCGCTTGAGGGCGTGGACCTTCTTCCCGCCACGGCTCTTGGGCTCGTAGGCGTCCAGGTTGCGAATCACGCGGCCCGCACCGCGCTTCTCCTGGGCTCCGCGCGAGTGCAGGCCCGCCTGGGTCTTCACCGTCGCGCGCAGTCCCTGGCGGTCGCTGTAGGCCGCGCGCCCGGCCTCCTGGCCCGCGTAGCCCGCCGATCCGGCCGCGGCACCCGCGAGCACGGGCGTGTAGGCCTTCTGGCGGCGCCGGCGCTTGGCCTCGGGGTCGTACTGCTTGCGCGGCTTCATCACGTAGGGCGCCATCTTGCGCGGAGCCTGCGGGGTGCCCGGGTGATCGAGACGCTGGCGCGGGTTGTAGCCCGTCCCCATGTTCGGGAACTCGGCCTTGGCGATGGACTGGACGGGCTTGGTCACCAGGTGTGCGAGCGGGGACGGGTCCGTCGCCAGCGACTTGGCCGCATCGCTCGCGACCGCACGAAGTCGGTACATCTTCCCGCCCTTCCCCTTGATCTTGTCCCCGGCCTTGAGCATCGCCACCGTGTAGCGCGCGCCGAGCTTCTCGCCCATCTTGACCACCGGCTGGCGGCGACGGGCCTCCTCGGACTGGACCCGCGCCGCGTTGAACCCGGACACGCCGCCGATGCCGCTGGCGAGGATGCCGGTGTTCAGCGAGGCGTTGCGCAGCTTCAGCGCGCGCCCGACGTTCCCCGCCTTGTGCGTGGCGACGGACGCGCCGAGCAGCCCCAGTGAGGTGAGGCCGGTGGCGGACCCGGCCTGTGTGGTGTGGGCCTGGATCCGCTTGCGACGCGAGAGCTGTGCGTCGGTCAGCGGACGGCTCATCGCTTCTTGCCGCCCATGCCCGCGCCGACCCCTGCGACGCCAGCAGTGCCGGCAGTGGCGCCGAGCGCAGCGCCGGGGTGCGCGGCGATCGCCGACCCGGTCTTCTGCATCGCGAGGCCGCCGCCGATCTTCGTCTTGCCGGCCAGCCCGAGCTTGGGCATCGCGGAGTGCGCGCCGGGCTTCACCATCTGGGAGCCGATCGACTTGGTCCCGACGTTCGAGATGGCGTTGCCCGCGCCCCGGGTCGCCCCGAGGACGGACTTGATGCCCTTGCCGGCGTACGCCGCCCCCTGGAACAGCGCGCCGCCGAAGGCCTTGTCGACCGGCTCGGAGAACGCCTTGGTGACCTTGGAGTGGTGCATCCGCCGCCGCTGGTTGATCTTGCGCTGGTGGTAGGCCTCGACGCCTCGAGCGCCCGCCCCCACGCCGAGCGCTCCAGCAGTGACGGCCGCAGCGCCCGCGACGGCCTTGGCCGGCCCGGGGACTGCCTTGGCCGAGCGGAGCGCGAACTGGGCCCGGTCCTTGGGCGAGACCCACTTGCCCAGTGACCGCAGCGTCCTGTCCTGGCGGTGGATGGCCTTGACGTTGTGGATCGCCGAGCGGGTCGGGCTCGGATGGTAGAGGCTCTCAGTCGCCGCCCCGACGGAGAGCGCAGTACCGCCGACCGCCGCCGCGCCACGCTGGGTCTTGCGGTTGCGGCGCTGGGAGACCTCGCGCTGGTCGATCGTCTTCCAGTCCCCGACCTTGGACACTACGTCCTGAAAGGAGCCCCCCACGGGCTCGGTGAACGCCTTAGAGACTCCCTTCGGCTCGGGCTTGAAGTGGCCCTTCTTGTTCGCCCGCTGGACGCCAGCGGCCAGGCCGCCGCGGCCTCCGACCGCGGAGCCGGCACCACCGCCGTAGGCCATGCCGATGCGCGCGCCCTCGGAGCCGCCCACCTTGTGGCCGATCGCCGCGCCAGCCCCCGCGCCCACTAGCGACCCGGCGGTGCTGCCGGCGATGGACCCGCCAGCCTCGTTGCCAATCGCGCGGAGCTTGTGGCCCTTGCGTCCCGCGACGGCGCCGTGCCAGCCGCCGAAGACCTGGGCCGTGGCCTGGCGTCCCAGGGAGGCGTTGCCGCTGCTCTTGTTCGCGCGCTTGGAGATGGGGCTGTGGTCGACCCCGAAGGCGTTCGTCATGGTCTCATCGTCTCCGTGTCGTCTAGACGTGCGCGAGGTCAGGCGCCTCGACGCGCTTGCCCGATCCGTGGATGGAGAAGGCTGGGCGCTTGCCGTCCTTCACCAGCTGCCACTGCTCGTCGTCGTTGACCTTGAACCCGACCCACCAGCCCAGGGGCATGGCGTCGGGAGCGAGGCCCAGGGCCTCGAGCTTCTCCGGGGTGACGACGAAGGACTCGACGAGGTCGCTGACGTGGAGCGGCTGGTCGTAGTTCGTGGTCAGGCCACGCTTGCCGACCCGGCGGTGCATGTCCCCGCCCTTGCGGGAGTGGATGACGTACTGGTACGCCGAGTCCTCGGTCGTCTCGATCGGGACGTAGTCGCCCTGGAGGTCCACGACCTCCTTGCCGTCCACCTTCGAGATCGAGCACCAGCCGAAGACCAGGCGCTTGTCCTGGTCGAACTTCGAGATGGTGCCGGACCACTCGACGTCGCTCTTGGTCACCGGGGTCTGGTTTACCGCGACCGTGTTGGTCGCTCGGCGCTGGTCGAGCATCCGCTGACCCTTGGCCCCGCCAGCCGCCGCGCCGCCG